CAGTATAATTCTGTCCGTTAACACCTAATCGTGTAACAGTATTTGTATCAGTAAATGAAGAATCTATAGTAATTCTTCCACCACTTCTTGTAAGAGAAACATTGTTGCCTGCTACAAGAACAACATCGGTGTATCCAGTTCCAGATCCACCAGCAGACAATCGAATTACTTTGTCAGTGGAAGGGTTAGCACCATCAATAGTGCTGAGTGTGTAAGTAGTATTGTTATCTGTGAGGGGTACATTGCTCCAACCCACTCCAGTAGTAGTCCTAGAAAGAACTTGTCCAGTCAATCCAGTGTCACCGTTTAAAGAGATGATGCCTTCAACTACCAAAGATTTAGTAGAAGGAACTCGAAGACCTTCTACTGCTAGAGTAGGTCCACTATTGCTTTGATTGATGAGTTCATCTACTCTAATTTTAGACATTAGACACTACTTCCCCTGTAATAAAAGTATTTATCAGTTAGGGATAATAATGATCGTAAAGTTTCTTGCTAGTTTCACAGTTGCGTTTAAATTTAGTGAAAATATCAACAACCATATCATTAGCATTCGTTGGTGGTTCAGTCCATGAATCAATATTCATGGGAGCATCATGTTGTTGTGGAAGATCCCTAACCCATTGTCTCCACGCTTCCCAACCAGTATCATCTAAGTTACTCAATAGAATATAAGGATCAGATGATGCTAACATCTCATCTCTAGATTTCTTAGCTCTTACAGTCCAAGTAATGTAATTACGCATATACTCATCATCATCTTGCTTCTGTATTTCTGCCTCAATTGCTTCATTAGCAGCTTTTGCCTCATTAAAAAGTCTTTCTGCTAAGGCACCGAAAGTATTTATCTCATCCTGATCGAGAGATTTCTGTTCTCCATTACTTAGTTCTATCTCTGATATAGCAGGAGCAACTTCATCATTGTAACGAACACACCAAACATCCTCACTAATCTCTGTTGAATAGTCTTCATTGCAGTATGTTATATCAGAATTAAATGAGACACTACCATCAGGGTCACCGTTGCCTCTCATGAGAAAAAACTTCATTTGCTTCCTTCTATGACTCCGTTATTATTTAGAGCAGCAGAAACAATAGCAGGAACAATCTTCTGTGCTTCTAATAAATTTTTCTGTAATTGTTGATTTTGTTCTGTAGAAATATTCCTAAAGTTTTCCACCGCAGCACCAGCTTGTCTTGCCTGCTGTGATGCTTCAATAATTAACATGGGTAGAAATGCTACTGTACAATCCCACTCATCAATTTCTTGTCCACTTTGAGGATGATTACCTCTGACTTGAATCCACCATTTACATTCAAATTTTTTACATGGTCCATTTACTAATGGACAAAAATCACCAGTTTCTAATTTCATTAGTCTCCATCATTAATATTACATTGATTAGGTCCAGATGTTGTTCTTTCAGCTATTATAACATCTACATATTTTACTTTGAGGTTTATGCTACCAGCAGAAAAAGTAGGTTGTCCTGTAATATTTAGTTGAGATGAACCACTACTACTAATATCACCACTAACTGATGGATTACCATTGATAGCAAGATTTCCTCTACCAGAAGTAAGGTTTCCACTAATGTTAGTACCTAAGTTTCCTCTTCCTGGATTACCAGACATATTATTATGTTGATGTCCTTGACCACCACCTTTTCCTCCTGTATTAGCATTGTTATAACCTCTAGAACATGAACCATCATCCCAGTCTGCTCTACCATTGAAACTAGCTCTTTGATAACTGTGTGTATGACTAGGCATTTGGTTTGTTGAGATAGTATGGTTTCCTGTTTTTAAATTTCCTTTGTCTGGATTACCAGTAATATTAATTGAGAATCCAGATCCAAGAACTGCGGTTGGATTACCAGTTAAACCTAGGTTTCCTCTATTAACAGCAAATCCAGATCCAAAAACTACATCAACTCCACCTCCAACATCTAAATTACCTCTATTAACACTAGCATTATCAGATCTAGATGAGGAGAATGTATTGGTAAATGATGTACCAGTAGTATCACCACCTCCACCAGTTCCAGTTACAACTCTTAATGCTGAATTATTAATAGCACCACCTGTAATTTTTGTATATCCACAAGGAGTACTAGAATTATAAAAAATTAATTTTGCTCCATTAGGAACATCAATTCTTTGTGGATTAAGATTAATTACTTTATCCGTTCCATTAGTTCTATTAAATGTAAATGTAGTTCCACTTAAACTAACATCATCAAAATATCTACCATCTAAACTCTCTGTTACAGTATTAGTACCATCATTTCTCTGAGCATATAGTTGACCGTTAGCTGGATTGAAATTTAGTGTTTGGATAGCAACATCTTGTGCTGAGTCTAATTTATATCTACCATCTAAATCAACAGTAACAGCAGAGGGTGGATTTGGATTACCAAATGGAGAGTTCATACCCTGCGTGATAGTCAAAACACCATTTGTAACATCAAAAGTAGAACCAGAAACAAATGTATCTTGTGTAACATACCTAGCATCTAGATCAAAACTATAAGCATCACCGTTACTAACAGTCAGAGCAAGAGTTCCACTACTAAACGTAAAAGAACTTACAGCAGTATCAACAGTGGTGATAGGAGCATATAGTGTATCAAGATAATCGTATAGAGGTTCAGTCTCAATGGAAACAGTTGTATCACCCGCTCCATCATCTCTAATAAGATTCAAAAGTAATCTGTTTGTATGGAATCCACCTGGATTATTACCTGCTACTGCAAAAGATCCTTGTTTAACATACCAGTTAGGACCAGTGTCTGTAGTATATCTACCATCAAGATTGACGACAAGAGGAGAACTACCATCGTTAGCAGTTAAAGTTAAATTACCGTTTCCAGTATTCCAATTTGCTGATGTAATCTTTGCATCATTCGCACCAGCAATTGTAATATACCTATTGTCTAAGTATGTTTGAAGATCAGTGATAGGTAAAACAACATCTGTTAAACCACCAGTTCTTTCAAGAGTTAGAGCACCAGTAATTTGATTGTAGGTTGCATCATTTACATAAGAGTTTGTATCACTTGCACTAATAGCGATGACCTGTCCTGCCTGAACCATGTTGATAGACCCAGATGCTTGGAAAGAAATACTTCCTGAAGCATATGAACCTCCTGAAGTGTTGGGTCCAGTAACTTGTAGTTGTGTAACAGTATCAGTGTTTGTATCAGTAGCAGCGATAGTAATGTTTCCAGTGCTACTATCTTTTAAGACTGAGACGTTATTACCACCGATGATATTAACCTGATCAGTCGCACTACCCTGTCCTGTTCCTCCAGGAACTAACTGAAGACCGATACCACCTGTGATTTGAGCACTCGTTAAATCATATGTTGTATCAGCATCTGTAACTGCTGTAGAACTAACAGAGTATTCCATGTTACCAGTCACATCATTATATGCGACTGTGATACCAGTGTTAGCACTATTGTCGATCATTCCACCGACGATATCTTCTACCTCTTCTGAGGTTAATACAGTATCGTTTGCATTTGTAGATCCAATAGTAATAGTATTACCAGATCTACTTAAAGTAATATCATCGCTGGTTGTAAAGACAACTTCCGAGTAGTTACCACCGTTATCAGTGATTCTAGTCTTAACATTATTACTAGTTGCACCATCCAGTGCAGTCATCTGATATGTGACTGGTGTAAATCCACTGGTAGATGGTAAATTATCCCAGTAAATACTACTTCCATCTGTAGTCAAAAACTTAGCAGATGCTGAAGCAACACTAGGTGCAAGTGCTAAGAATGCAGCAGACGCAGTGGTTGATCCTGTACCACCTCTATCAACTCCGATTACGCTACCATTCCATGTACCACTTATGTTACCACTAGATGAAATAGATCCTGCTGTGATTCCATTGGTAACAGCAAGGGTATCAAACGTAGGAGAATCTGATGTGTTTAATGGTTGAGGAAGACTAAATTCTGTTCCTACTAGATTGATACCAGTTCCAGCAGTGTATGTTGTATCAACAGAACTGATATTAAAAGTGCTTGAGTTTTGTGTAATTGTGGTACTGCCTGCGCCAGCAAGAGTCAACGTACCAGATACAGGACTACCACCAGATGCTTCTAGAGTAGTAATTGTGTTAGTATTAACAAAACTAGAACTGATTGTGATTTGATCACCTGCTCTAGTTAGAGTTACATTTGAACCACCAGCAAATTCAACTTGAGATGAAGGAAACTGTCCTGAGGGATCACTAATTTGCACACCAAAATTACTACCAGAATCAACAGCGTTGACTTGAAAGTTAGGGAGTGTTCCCCATACCAGTTCTCCGTTGCTTCCTGTCTTAGGTATTTGGTTTGCTACTGTTGATGCAGAACCTCCATATAATTCTACAGGTCCTCCAATTTTTAAGGTTTGATCAGCGTTAACTTCAAGACCGTAAGGGAATTCTACACCACCTGTACCTTGTTGATTAACTATCTGATCGACACGAGCTCGAGACATCCTATTATTTACCTAGTGCTTCCGAGGTATTTATATAAGACAATAAAAAAAGGGGTCTAATGACCCCTAACATATGAGCTGACCCACCAGGGCAGGTTTTCAGTCTTTCCGAGACTCATCATCTTTTGTTTTAAATTCGATTACATTATCAAGTGAATCCATATCGCCACCAGGACGTTTACCAGGAATATAATCAGTAGCATCTACACCTGCTATGTAGTCAGATTCAAATGTAATTGGATCGTTATTAAGATATGATGAATAGTCAAAATCTAAATTTACATTTCCAAGCTCTATAGAGTTGATATTTTTTACCAACTGTAGTGCTTTGAAAAGATCTTTAATGTTTTCATCCTTCTTATCATTAAGACAATGAATAATTGCCTGTCTAATTGATTCTTCTGCTGAGTCTAAATGTTCTTTTATGGACATAATTTTATGAAGCGTTGTGTGCATAAGCGGCGACCTCTGGATCGGGGTCTAACCATTTGGTGTATTCAAAATCTTCCATAGCAGTGTCTAGTTGTATGGCGTTATCCAGTAAGTACATATCGTTGTACCTTTCAGTCCATTCATTCCATTTTTGAATGCGGTAGTCTGGTTTACCGTTAGTTTTTAAGTAACCTACCTGTACATATCGGTAGGGAAATTTTTCAAGTAAGACGGTTGGTTTCATAATATGAGTGATTACTCGCTCATTGTAGCACGTTCTTTCTCATCCTGCAACACCTGTTTTCTACTCCAGAATGCTGCTGCAATCAAAACAACATAAAGCAAAGTATCATTGATCATAACAAGGAAGAAAAGAAAACTACCACCAAAGCGTATCCAATCTGGAATTCTACTAGTTATTTTCTGTATGAAAGGGGATATATTTCTTTCAAATTTATAGTAAAGAATTGCAGCAACTGTTACTGTGATCTCACTATATGGTACAACAAAGTATAGAGATAAGAACACAAAGATAGACCAGTAATGTCTTGGTGGTATTTTTCTAAGTAGTCTTACGTATTTTTTACGTAGCGTCGTCATGATCTCTTAAGTAATCATATTCATCTAAGTCCATACTTACACAAGATTTGATATCTTCAAAGTCTGATGCAGGAACCATCATAACTTTTCTACCATCTTTTTTAACAATCAAAAAAGACTCGCCTTGCTCACACTTATTGATGTAAGAGTCGTAATTTTTTTGTAATTCTTCTTCTGTTATTTCAACCATTGTTTATAAGTTTCTGAGTTTCTTCAAAATCTTTCTGAAAAATATCTAGACCTATATCAGTTAGTGCATGTTTGTACATACCATCAAAGATCTTAGAAGGCATAGTAACTATATCAGCACCTTGTGCAAATGAATGTTCTACATCTCCTACTGATCTAATAGATGCAGATAAAATCTCAGGATTATTGTATTGAGCACATATATGTATTGGAAGAACCTCTTTAATTCTCCTGATTAAATTACATCCACCAAATCTCTGGTCATCTACACGACCTACAAATGGAGAAAGATGTGTAGCACCTGCTTTTACTGCTAAAATTGCCTGAGATACACTAAAGATAAGAGTAACATTAACGTTAATGTTTTTATCAGAAAGATCATAGCAAACTTTCAGACCATCTTTATCACAAGGCACTTTAATTGTCGTTTGACTACCAAATTTTTCAGACAAACGAATACCTTCGTTATACATTTCTTCTGCAGAACCAACAACTTCCATACTAATATCAGGAATACCTGCATTAATTAGTTCTTGGTATACTTCCTCAGGATCTTTTCCTGATTTTCTGATGAGAGATGGGTTAGTGGTTACTCCATCAATCAATCCTGTTTCAAATCTAGATATGATCTCTTGTGTATCAGCAGAGTCAATAAAAAGTTTCATGTTTATTTAATTTGAAGTTCTTCTACATCCCAGTGCCATCCGATGTGTTTAACATAATCGAACGTGCAAGACATATCTGCATCACAACTTATATCGTACTTTCTATCACATAAAAAGTTTCTTAATTCTTGTATGGAATTAAAAGAACCTTTATGAATGTAATTTTCATCATACAAATGATACTTCATGATTCAAAATAGTCTTTTCTGTAGTACCTTCCAAGGATGTTGCTATTATAGTACATTGGTGACCCATCGTCAAGTGCTTCAGTTAACACATTGTTTAAAAATAATTGTCTTGTCTCTTCGTAATTTGTTTTACCTAGAGTTTTATGTAAAGATTTTATCTCTCTGGTAAACGAATCTCTTCCCATCTCTTTGATGTCCAACTTGAGTTCGGGGCACGATCCATAATATCTCTTCCAGTCTGATTCACTTGTGACTCTACGCTTCCCACCTCTGGGTTTCCTTTTCTGCACGAAATACTTTCTACCGATGTACTTTTTGCCTGTTGACTTATTAGTAATGACGTAGACGTAACCGAAGAAATCGCCAATGTCGTCAGAAGTGAAAGGTTTACCCTCATATATCCAGGGGTTTTCGTAAACTCGTTCCTTAACCACTTGATCATAATATTACTCTTCTGTATTTATGTCGCATCCAGCATCAATTAATGCCTCAGTAGCGATCTTAATTGAGTCTTTAGAGATATCCATGGTGGTACAATCACGTCCTAGATTATAGCATGCAAGAGCAGTAGTTCCTGACCCACAGAAAGGATCTAAAACTTTACCATCAGGAGGACATGATGTCCTTACAATACGTTCAAGTAACTTGACTGGTTTTTGTGTTGGATATTTACGCTTGTTCTTTTCAGAACGTGAGATGAAATGAATATCATCCCAGAAATTTTGAATTGGAGACCCTTTGGACTCGTCTAGATAGATTTTTTTGTATGGAAGATTAGCACCCCAGTGAATAAGATTTTGCTCGTGTAAAGTTTTAGTTTTATCTTCAGCAAATCTCCACCCATACTGAGGATTATACCCATTGTATTCATACATGTGACCAATACGAGACTTCTCTCCAGTCAACTTACCTAGTGCATAGAATCCTTTATCATCTTTGTTCTTAAAAGAGTTCTTAGCATAGGTTTCATCTAGTGGTTGATACTCTACATTGAAGTATGGATCACCTTTTTTGAATACAAGAATAGAATCTACTATGTTACCCCACCCCTTACGGATGTTGTTCTTAGGTCCAGAACGTTTCCAAGAAATATTTGTATAAAACTTAGATCTAATGTCCTTTGTAACATCACCTAAGACTAAAGCATTAGAATCAAAGTTGTTGTGAGCATACAACCAACCATTAGGTTTGAGTGCAGCAAAACAATCTTGAATCACAGATGCATACCACTCAATGTATGCGTCTGTTGACTCCCATTTATCATCAAATGCTACCTTTTTATCTTTTTCAAACATAAAAAATTCTCGATCCAATCCGAAGGGAGGATCGAGATATACAACATCGAATTCATCATCATAATTTGAGAGGTTTTCAACCCTCTCTCTCAAAATTTTGATCATAATTTAAAATTAGAAAACGTATCTTTCTTTACGTCTTGTTTAATACTACCAATTAGGTAAGATTCTACTTCAGTTTCCTGAGGTGCAACCTGCATACCTTTAGAGGACAACCAGTGTGCTGTCCATGGAAGCGGATTGTTAGCGATAGGAGCATCGAAGATAGGATTTAGTCCAATAGATTTTAGACGACGGTTAGCAGTCCATTCTACGTACTTAGAGAGTAGTTTGTCGTTCAAACCGATGATAGATCCATCTTTAAACAAATAGTTTGCCCAAGACTTTTCTTCTTCTACGCACTCTCTAAACATATTATACACGTTTTCCTCTTCTTCCGCAACTATTTGTTGCATATCTGCATCATCACCCTTTTGCCAGTTCTTAATAATATTCTGAGTCACAGTCATGTGCTGTGATTCATCTCTAGCAATGAGTCCGATGATCTTAGCAGATCCTTCCAAGAGTTTAAGTTCGCCGAAGGCGAAAGAACATGCAAACGATACGTAAAATCTAACTCCTTCAAGGATGTAGACATTCGCAACCGCTCTGTATAGTTTTCTTTTGAGTTCATATAGTTCATTTATTGCTAATGGTACTCCAGTTAGATTGTGCTCCCACATTCTACCAGAACCGTATTCACTTGCTGCCTGTAAAAAATTATCATATGCTGCTGTAACAGACTTTGCTCTCTGTAAAATTTTATCATCATCTAAAATAGTATCAAAGACCTCAGATGGATCAGGATATACATTCTTAATAATATGTGTATATGATCTACTATGAATCATCTCCATAGTTTGCCATATGTTCATGCAACCTTCAAGCTCAGGTAATGAACAGAAAGGAGCAAAAGCCATACCAGGACCACGACCTTGTACAGAGTCAAGGAGGATCTGATACTTGAGATTGCTAGTAAATATGTGTTTCTGTGCATGGTTTAAAGTTTGATAGTCTGCTCTATCTTTTTGTAGTGAGACTTCTTCTGGTCTCCAGAAATATCCCAATTGAGTCTGTGTTAATCTATCAAAGATAGGGTACTTAAATTTATCATAACGTTGGACACCAAGGGGAGGTCCAAAAAACATTTTTTGTTTTGTGTTATCAACAATGTCTGTGTTAAACACAGTCATTCCTTTAACTTTAGTACGCATTGGTTCTCCGTTGGTTCTAAATTTTGCAACTGTCACAATCTTCCTCCTGTTCTGCAAAGATATCGTTTAATAGGTTTTCTAAACCTTGTTTCTTTTCTTCTTCGTCAGAAAGATCAGTCTTAACATCATATGTATTCTGGTAGTAAGAAGTTTTCCAACCATATTTGTATGTGGTTAGGAAGTCCTGCGCCATCAAAGACACTGGTACTTCATTGTTATCATAATTTTCTGGGTTGTAGCTCCAGTTACCAGAAATTGCTTGGTCAAAGAATTTCTGCATAGCAGCGACAACTTTAATGTAACCATCATTACCCTTCATTTCCCAGAGAAGAGTGTAGTTATTTTTGTACGCATAGTACTGAGGGACAATTTGCTTAAGAGGTCCTTTCTTGGACTTCTTAGTGGACAAAAAGGCACGGGGTGGTTCGATTCCGTTTGTTGCATTAGACACAACGGAACTGCTCTCTGAAGGCATTTGTGCGGACAACGTGCTGTGCCTGAGTCCGTAGGTTGCGATATCATGCCTAAGACCATCCCAATCATAATTCAAACCCTCACCACAGAACTCATCAATGTCTCTCTTGTATGAGTCGATTGGTAAGATACCATCTGCATACTTGGTGCGATTAAAGTATTCACATGCACCCTTTTCTTGGGCGATTGCGTTGCTTGACTTAAGGAGATAGTACTGGAAAGCTTCAGACAAGTCGTGGACTGCTTTCCATGCGGCAGGATCTTCATATTTGTAACCATTCTTTGCTAGGTAGTGTGCAAGTCCGATAAATCCAACACCCAAGGAGCGACGTGCAAGTGTACTAATTCTTGCTGCCTCTACTGGATAATTCTGATAATCAATAAGTTCCTCTAGACCTCGAACAGATAGGTCACAGAGATTTTCAAGTTCATCTAACTTATTGATTCTGCCTACATTGATAGCAGATAGGATACATAATGCAATTTCACCCTCACCATCAATGTGTTGTAGAGGATCTGTAGGCAAGGTAATTTCTTGACACAGATTACTCATGTTCACTTTGTCTTTAAACGAGGAGTGAGTATTACAATGGTCGATGTTCATTAGATACAAACGACCAGTCTCTGCACGTTCTTTTAAGATGTCCAGAATAAGTGCTTGAGCACGGACAGTTTTCTTCGGAATAGTCTCGTCAGATTCATAACGTGTATAGAGATCATCAAACTCGTCAGTCCCAAAAGCATCGTACAAACCTGGGACATCGTGAGGTGAGAATAGGGTGATGTTAGAATCTTCGATGAATCTTTCATAAAAGATTTTTGATAGTTGGATTGAGTAGTCAAGTTTCCTTACCCTATTATCTTCTGTACCTTTATTGTTCTTGAGGACAATGATATCCTCTATTTCTTGGTGCCAAATGGGGAAGTGGACAGTCGCTGATCCACCTCTAATGCCGTTTTGAGTGCAACATCGGACAGTTGCTTCAAACTTTTTGAGGAACGGTACAACACCTGTGTGTTGAACTTCGCCGCCCCTGATTTTAGCGTTGATCCCACGGATCCTGCCTGCGTTGATGCCGATACCAGCACGCTGCGCGACATAACGACCAATGGCCATATCAGAAGTAAAAATACTATCCAAGGTGTCGTCACAGTCAACCAAAACACAAGACGCAAACTGCCGAAGAGGTGTGCGAACTCCAGCCATGATGGGAGTTGGTATGTTGATCTTGTGTTTGGAAATGGCATCGTAGTATCTCTTTATGTAATCTAATCTGTTTTCTGTATAGTTCTGGAATAATGTAACAGCAATCATAATGTACATGTATTGTGGTGTCTCATAGACATCACCAGAACTTCTATCCTGTACAAGATATTTGTCAACGACTTGTCTGAGTCCTGCATAGGTAAACAACATGTCTCTATCATGATCTATCCATGAATTAATATCATTCCATTCTTCTTCTGTATATTTACCAAGAATATCCTTATCATATACATCAAG